AATGTCGAATGACAAAGGAACATGGTTTGGATGGGATGTATCTAAAGTTGGTCCGGTTACAGATAAAGGTGTTTATGCGATTGCTAAAAGCTTTGCTGAAAAAAACAGCAAGGGTCAAGTAAAAGTTAAACACGGATCTGACGAATCAAAAACCGATTCACCATATTAATCATCTAGCATAAGCTAGATTCCTAGGATTGGGCGTGGAAGCGAGAGTGGAAACGCCCAAGACAAAATTATGATAGAAAGATTGAAAAATATATTTGAAGGTTTTAATGGTGGATTTGGTGTCTTCTACTTCAAAAATTCTACCGAACGTAAACAAGCAGGAAAAAGCTATACTTCACGGGACCCTCTCACTGATCAAATTTGGAAAAATCACTTAAATGGAATTCAATTTAAAGCAAAAATTATAAAACAAAATGGAGAAGAGTTTTTTCCCACTATTGATAGTATTGGTATAGCTCCTGTAAGAGAAGATCATAAATGTAAATGGGGATGCATAGATTATGATGAATATCCAGTTGATTTTATATCTCTTAATAAAAAAATTCGCGACAGAAAACTTCCACTTGTAATATGCAAATCCAAAAGTAAAGGGGCTCATGCTTTTTTATTTTCTAAAGAATGGGTTTCTGCTAAATTAATGCAAACAAAAATTACAGAAATTGCCCAAACCTTAGGACAAGCTAATCAAGATAGAATTTATCCCATTCAAACTGAACCTAAGATATTAGAAAAAGGTGAAATAGGAAATTGGTTAAATATTCCTTATTATCATCACCAGAATTTTGACAAAACAAAATGGAGATCCGCCATTAATGATGATGGCACAGAAGCAACTTTAGAACAATTCTTTGAATTGCATGAAAAATATGCTTTAACCGAAGAAGAATTAGAAAACTTTAATATTCCTCTAGAAGATGATTGGTTTAAAGACGGACCAATGTGTTTAAAACAAATGGCAACTTTTGGATTTGTCGAGGGCCAGCGAAACAATACTTTACAGGAAATTGGCGTTTACCTTAAAAAACGATTCCCTGACGATTGGAAAAAAAAATTAGAAGAATACAATGCCCACTGGTTCAAAAATTTACAAGGTGGTTCTCTAGGGCCACAAGAAGTTTTAAATATTCAGAATTCTTTAACCAAAAAAGATTATTTTTATGGATGTAAGCGTCCTCCGCTTAAACCTTTTTGTAATTCACAGAAATGTCGACTTCAAAAACACGGTGTAGGAGAAGGAAACGTTCCAGACAATAATGTGAGCAAGCTTTCTGTAATGGTTTCTAACCCTAAAGTCTGGTTTTTAACTTACGAAGGAAAAACCGTAGTTTTATCATCACGAGAATTAGCGACTCAACGTCTTTGGCAAATTGAAGCAACAGAGCAAACGGGAAAGACTCCTCAACTTTTAAAACAAAAAGATTGGGAAACTCTTCTTAATAAACTTCAAACTAATATAAATATTATTCCTGCCGATCCTGAAACCACTAACAGAGGTAAACTTAGAGGATTTTTGAGTAAATGGTGCCTGGATATGATTAACGTAGAAGAAAATGAGAATGGAGAATGGAAAACTGCTTATCAAGATAAATCTCCTTTTATAGATAAAAATGAAACTGTCTGGTTTCAGATTGACTGGTTTAAAACACATTTAGATACTCAGAAAGAATGGAACATGTCTTCCAATCAAACTTATTCTTTTATTAAAGAAGTCTTTAAAAAAAATGAACTGGGAGGAGAAGAAAGAAAAGAAAATAAACGCTGCTTTTTTATAAAAAAAGAATATTTTGAAGAACCAGAAGAACTAGACACAAAAGACATGAAAGGACCAGAAATACCATACTAATGGCATATATAGAAAAAATATTTGGTGCTCCTGGCACAGGTAAAACCCATACTTTAGTAGAACGGTTACAAGAACATTTAAATAAGAATTGTTCTTTTGATCAAACTTTAACTGTTTCTTTTACCAGAGTAGCTGCAAGAGAAATTAAAAAGAGAATTCAACGAAGAAATAATAATAAATTTAGTGATAAGGAATTACACCATAGTGTGAGAACCATTGATTCTTATTTAATGAATAAAATAAGAGAGGACAAAGATATTTGTTATCCTAACAACTACCTAGCAGAATTTTACCAAGTGAAAAAAAATACAGAAATAAATAAGAACAAAGAAAGAAACTTTTATGCTGCCATGACAATTATTAGAGATGGTAGAATCACTATTGGAGATGGTATTGAAAATATTTTAAAATATTATGATTCAGGAAAACGAACAGACATCGGTAGAAAATTTATAATTCAAGTTGCTGAAAGTTATAAAAATTATAAGAAGAACCATCTAAAAATGGACTGGGAAGACGTTAAATATAAAGGCTTAGATTCCAACATTAAATTTGATCATAACATTGTACTAATGATTGATGAAGCACAGGATTGTAATCGACTAGAATGGTTGATTATTAATAAACTCATCGCTGTCTCTAAAAATGTATATATTGCAGGCGACGATGATCAGGCGATTTATCGGTTTAAAGGAGGGGATGTAGAAACATTTTTACAGCTGCCTGTTGATAAAACGACAGTTTTGGATGAATCGCCTAGATTAAATAAAAAAATATGGGACCTGGCCCAAAAAATTATTCATCTTATTCCTAAAGAACGAAGAAAGGAAAAACAATACACTCCCACCAATGAAAATAAATACAACATGCCACACTGTGGTCTAATACATGAGTTTAGAAATAAAGAAAGTTTTGAAAAAAATTATTTAAATATGAACATAACTGATCCCGATGTTTCTATTCATTGGTTATTTTTATCGAGAAACAAAAGGGAAATGGATATGAGATATTCTCAGGAAAATTATTGTTGGTCCCAAATTCTAGCTAAAAATAATCTAACATGGGAAAAAATAGATGATTCAAATGGAGGAAGTACGGGTGTGGAAAGAGGTACCACTCCTAACGTACCCACAGACCAGATCCAAGGTATTGAAACCTGGACACTGCTTCAAAAAGGAAATAGAATTTTAGGCGAAAAAATAAGAGAATTTTACAAAATTATTCCTCCAACATTAATTCGAGATAGAAAAAAAACATCTCTTGTTCAAAAAGACTCTATTATTTTAAAAGATAAACAATACAATTATAATGATTTAAAATCTAACTTTTATTTTGACGCTAATATCGACGCCCCTTGGTATGAAATATTAAATTTAAAACCACGAAACGGAGAACATTATGTGGATTATATTCAATATTTAAAAAATATTATGGACAACGGTAATTACAAAAAATCCAAACATATTCTTTTATCCACGATTCACGGAGCCAAAGGACTAGAATCTGCCAACACGGTTCTTAATTGTGATTGGCCTCGTTTGCCTTACGATACTTATTGTAAAGGAGGAAAGGATAGAGATGATGAGATACGAGTTTTTTACGTAGGAACCACCAGAACTAAATATAATTTATTTTTGTACCAGCCAGATTTTTCTCGTGGAGAGTACAAAGGAATGAAACACAATAATTTTTGGAACAAGGTGGGAGGTAAATAATGTACGAAATAAAAGCACATGAAGTAATATATAAGGGGGCACATTTTAGAAGTAAGAATGAGTGTAAACGTTATATATTTTTGAAAGAACTAGGTTGGAACATAGAATATGAACCCATTTTAGAAGATATAAAAGGATGGCTACCCGATTTACTTGTAATTGGAGGGGACACAAAAGTTTTGGTAGAGATAAAACCTTATCAAACTTTAAATGATTTCAATACTGATTATGCTAAAGGTGTTGAAAAAAAAATACATGACTCCGGTTGGTATAATAATTATGATTCTGTTTTAATTTTTGGTTCAACCTTAAATCTTAAGGACGCAGGAGGTTATTCATTTGTAGGAGGAAAATGTTTTAGAACAGATGAAGGTCAAAAGAAAGACTATCTTGAGGGAACTCACTATCATTGTGGTAAGGGAAAAGGGCCTTTTTACGAAGATAGTTTTGTTTATACAGATAACGGATGTGATAAAGGAGACATTGATATATGTGATGAGGAGATGAGTTATCAGGGAATGGTACACGGGTCTTATGATGGCGGGTGGAGTATAGAAGATAACACTAGAGATAAAATAGAAACTGCCTGGAATCATGCTGGAACTGAAATGCGTTATGTTAAGAGGGTTGTATGAGCAACACATACGACAAACAAATCGGCGGATCACATTATCAGAAATTTAAAATTCAACCAAGTAAATTCGTAATTGAGAATGAGTTGCTATATCCTGAAGGATGCGTTATAAAATATATCTTGAGACACAGATTGAAAGGAAAAAAACAAGATTTAGAAAAAGCAAAACATTTCATCGATATGATTATTGAACGAGATTATCCTAAAGATTTCTTAGAAGAAGCAGAGAAAGAGAAAAAAGAATTAGAAGAATCTTATAAAGAATCAAGAAGACAAACAGAAGAACGGAAATCCAACGAAAGGAAGAAAAATAAATGATACAACGACCACTTTTTAAACCACAAACAGAATGGCTACCACCAGCAGAATTTCCAGATCTATCTAAATATGATGAAATTTCAATAGACCTAGAAACTAAGGATCCTAATTTAAATATAAGTAGAGGCTCTGGTTCTGTTATAGGAGTAGGAGAAGTTGTAGGAATAGCTGTAGCAGTAAAAAACTGGTGCGCGTATTATCCAATTGCCCACGAAGGTGGTGGTAATATGGATAGAGATGTGGTTCTTAAATGGTTTCAAGATGTATTAAATACACCAGCCACAAAGATATTTCACAACGCCATGTATGACGTTTGTTGGATACGAGCGCTCGGTTTAAGTATCAGCGGTAAAATAGTCGACACAATGATAGCGTCGGCTTTGGTTGATGAAAATCAAATGCGCTATGACTTAAACAACTGCTCTAAAAGATACACTGGAAAAGGAAAAAATGAAACAGATTTATATGCAGCTGCAAAAGATTGGGGTGTTGACGCCAAGGCAGAAATGTATAAACTACCTGCCATTTACGTTGGTGCATATGCAGAACAAGATGCACGTATTACTTTTGACCTTTGGCAAGAGTTAAAAAAAGAAATTGATCTTCAAGATATAAATTCAATTATGGATATGGAAACAGAATTGTTTCCTTGTCTAGTGGCTATGAAATTTAAAGGCGTTCGCGTCGATGTGGAAGCAGCGCATAAATTGAAAACCATATTAGTTGAACAAGAAAAACAATCATTACAACAAATAAAAAAAGAAACACGAATAGATGTCCAAATATGGGCAGCAAGATCGATTGCACAAGTTTTTGATAAACTAAAATTAGACTACGATAGAACCGAGAAAACATCTGCACCTTCCTTTACTAAAAATTTTTTAGCGAATCACCCCCACCCACTAGTGAAACACATTGCCCGGGCTCGTGAGATAAATAAAGCCCATACCACTTTCATTGATACCATATTAAAACATTCCCACAAAGGAAGAATACATGCAGAAATTAACCAATTACGAGGAGATACTGGAGGAACGGTAACCGGAAGATTTTCTTACAGCAATCCAAATTTACAGCAGATACCAGCACGAAACAAAGACCTCGGCCCACGGATCAGGTCATTATTTATACCCGAGGAGGGCCATACATGGGGTTGTTTTGACTATTCTCAGCAAGAGCCTAGGTTGGTGGTGCATTATGCAACTTTACAGAA